ATTTTTTCATTTCCACAATGTTTTTTTCTATGTTCTCAAGCTTGGCTTTTACAAAACCGTTGAATTCTGCCTGTGGAACACGCCATTCCATGCCTCCGTTTCCATTATCCTTGAAGCGTGGGTCTGGTTTCATTTTAACACCTTTGCAGAGAGATTTTCTTTTTCAAAAGCTTTTTTCGCTTCCGTGGTTTCAAACTTGCTGCAAGAGAAAACATCGTTGAATGAGAACCAAAAACCGCTTTCTTTAATCCCTATCAAATCCATTTTGTCCTTGTTGGTTGGAAAGTCTTGAAGCCTTTTGGCTTTCTTGTTCCAAGGAGTAGTCGAGTTCAAGTGCCGCCAATTGCCTTCGCTGTCTTTAACATAGATTGTGGCGTGGCCGTAACCGCCTCTTGTAATCCCATAGCTTATCAGCCACTTGTTTTTCGGAATCCTTGCTGCTGCAAAATGCGCTCCTATCACATTCGACCAGTCATCACACTGGTGGCTGCATAAACCGTTTTTGAAAAAGAAAGTGCTCGTGTCTTTCACATGGAAATCTCTAACTTCGGCTTCTGGCAAGTCTTCTATCTTGACTATGCTTGTTTCGCTCAAGTCTTTGTAGCCATGTTCTCTTGCAAAAAAGCTTTTAGGATTATAGTGAATTCTCCAAATCGGTTTTTTTCCAACGCCTCCGTGGTTTTTGCAAAAGTATGTGTAAAGAGGCTCTCCAAGTTGCAAATGTAGTCTTATCAGGTCTTCTTTTAGTTTGTCAGAACTCGTGTTGTATATGAATTGGTTGTTGTGTTTGAATGGATACGCCCTGTTATCAATATACCCATCTCCTAATAGATATCCTTCTAAAAAGCTTCTGATTTTTTCTTCGGGCAAGTGGAATAATTCTTCAGGAAGTGTTATGTCAAAAGAGTTTCGCAACATTTTTTTTAGGTATTCTTTGAAATCGGATTTTAAAAAGCTTATTATTGGAACTCCGCTTCCGTTTTTGTATTCGGAGAATGGGATTCCGTGTTTTTCTAGGATATCCGCTACAATATGGCTTTCGTATCCGCTTGTTTCCACATGGCTTTTTGAAACAGAGCCTTCCGCTATGAAATGCCCTATGACAAAACACAGTTCTGGTGTAAGCCATTTGATGTCTTTTATTTCATAAGGAATTTTTTTTGCTGTCGGAAGCTTTCTTTTATACCACAAATCCATGTTTATTTCAGAAAGGCACTTCTTTTCATATTTTATTGGAGCGTATTGGTTAGTTCTTACCCATAGCGGGTGGTTTTCTGTCACATCTATTTTGCTCCCGTTTCTCAAATGGATTCTTTTTATTTTGAGTTTTCCCTTTTCCCATATTCTTTCAATTGGCTTATAACAATATTCTTTTTTCTCCCAGTCATAGCTCAAAACAATGTCTCCTTCGTTTAATTCTCCCACTTTTTTTAGTCCTTCTTTTGTATGAATTTCCTCGTAATTTGCTATACAGTCGATTCCCTTGCCTTTTTTGAGAACTTCTCTTGCCTCGAAAGGGAACATCACGTATTCGGAGAAACCGAATTCTGTGTCATGGCCGTATTTGTAACCTGTTTTCGCAAGCTTGTAGACTTGCACTGCAAGCGCGTCAAGGTCTTGGGAACCATCATAAACCAACTTGCTTTTCTCAAGGCTTTTTTCTATGACAAAGTCGGGCATGACAAAACTTCTCACATCAATGTTGGCAATAACATATTGTTTGTCTGACACCAAAACAGGGCGCCGGTACGTTATGTCAGCATTGGGAACATGCGTCGGGGCTATGCTGCCGAGCTGTTCTTCCAAAAAAAGTATTTCGGAGTCGAGTTTTTCAACCTCTTTTTGAAGAGCCTCGTTGTTTTTCAAAACAGCAGAATAAAGCGTGTAGTATTTGTTGCGCAGGTCGTTTATCTTGTTTTTTTCTGTTTTCAGCTTTGCTATCAAGGCTTCTTGTGCCTTGAGGCTAACAAAACAATCGCTGTCGCAGTTGAAAAGCCTGCAAATCACATTTCTTATACTCATCTTTTTCTCCTTATCTTCCAATCCCAATAAACCGCCGTTGTATCCATGTTGTCTAAAGTGAGGTTTAATGAAAAAGTAGAATCCATGTTCGCATCGAGAACAAACTTGTGGTTATAATACCAGTGGTCGTAATCCCAATACCAGTCATTTGAAGCGCTTGCCGCCAATCCTGTCGGGCTGGCAGTGCTTTGCTGGGCTCTGTCTTTTCTGTTTCTGGTTCCAATCACATTAACCAGCATATCATCACTGCCTTCAGCTGGATTGTTGAGCAAACTAATATGTGTTTTTGAAGGAAGGTTGTGTGTCAATTTTCTCGGCCCTATGACTGGAATCCCTGACTTTGGATTATAAGTTACGTCGTCAAAATAATCTGTTGTGCTGGCAGTGTCGTTATCGCAATAAACTCGGTTGATTGTGGTAGTGTCGCAACTGCATCCCAACAAATAGGAGATTAGGTTTTCACTTGCATCAAGAACATAGTAATCCACTCTTCTCGAATAAGGATAGTAAAGTATGACTAACTTGTACCAAGTGTTATCGCTTGGATTGGCTCCAGATAATTGTTGAAAACTTGCAGCAGAATTATACCTTCCTTTGAACTGGTCGCTGCTTATGAGTATTCCTGCTTTTCTGGTTCCTGTGCTTGCAATATCAAAATAAGTGTTGCTTGTAGCGTCTGAAGTTCTAACCCAACAAGAGAATTCACACACTCCTTGGTCCATTATCGTGTTGGTTATAGCGCGATAGGCTTCGCTGGCTTCTCCGGCACCGTTTTCCATTTTCATGGAATGCGTTCCGCTAACCTTTTGGTCTGTGGAAGCAGATACTGTTCCCGTTCCGCCTGTAGTCCAACCTGTCAAGTCTCCATCGTCAAAATTGTCCACATCGCTTGTATCCCCGCTGAAAATCCTCGCGGTTTTTTCATAACCGCTTGTAGTATAAATTCGAGCATCTATCTCTATTTCGTCAGTTGTAGCAAAATCGCTTGCTTTAAAAGTCACTGTTTCAAGAGAAACTATTCCGTCAGTGGTCGTGTTTCCGCTTCCAGAATGCATTAACACGCTTCCAGTTTCAATTATCCTCGAATCTGCTATATCCGAATCGTTAATCTGCGTGGTGCTCGCGGCAACTGTTACAACTCCAAGCAAAATATGGTCAGCTGCCAAATCTGGTGGATAAGGATTAGCTGCTGGCGTGCCGTCAGTAACATCAATTGTTCCATCCGCTCCGACACTAATCAAATCTAACCTGTCATTGGAAGCGTCTGCTGCAGTAATCGCATCATTTGAAGCAGTAATTTGAACCGGCGCTCCTCCTATGAAAACCGTGCCTGCGGCAGTATCTACACTCATGTTTGCTCCAGCGCCTTTTTCTGAAACAGCGCAACCGCTGATTACTTTGTTGCCTCTTGCTGCTTCATAAACATTCGCAGCTCTGGCTGCATAATAATATCCCGAATTCTCAAATGCTTCCGCCATGGTTAAAACCTCCTTTTAACTCTATAATAAACCTATTGGATTCACTATCCTCATTGGTTTGACTGGCTTCCAGAGATGCGGGGCTTTCTTTTCCCTCGCAATCCTCTCATACTGATGCCTCCATTTCCTGTTTGACACTTGCCATTGGTTGAAATGCTGGCATTGTTTGCACCAAGGACCTTTCCCATAATTACAATACTTGGCAAAATCGTGGTCATCTGAAAACGGGTTGTCCGCTCCACTGTGAAGCCTGCCAGTTTCCGGGTTCCAGCGCTTGTATCTAAAAGGGCATTGTTTAATCATGCGTCATTCACCTGCACCACCCATTGCACCAGCATTTCGGTTGTTGAATTAACTGTAATCGCGTCAAAGCTCGCGGCGCAGAACAAATAGCTTCCAGTTGCAGCATAGTAAAGCCCTGCTTTGGAAACCGCTGTAATGCTTGCTCCCGCCCATTGTGTAGCGTCAATGTAATACTGGACAACCGCTTGGTAGTTTGTGCTTGTATCTGGATAGCCCGTTTGGAAAGTTTCCCTAATCTCGTTCCCACTCAAGCTCGTGTCGCCTGCAGCAGGCGCAGTTGTGTTGTCGCTGACTGCGCCCCATTGCACATAACTCGATTGACTCGCAAACGCATTATCCCTTAACAAATTTCTGCCCAAATTGACTACTATGTTATCCTTGTCTGCTTTTTTCTCCCATTCTCCCGCGTTTTCCCTAGTCCAAACAATGCAATGCCCGCTGACTCCAGCGAATGCTTTTAAGAACTCGGGTTCGTTATTTGGTTCGCGCTCCATTTTCCAAAACCTCCTATGAATTGAATTGTTGCTATGGTGTCAAAGTCTGGTGGATTGGCAAAATAGAAGCCTGTTGTTCCCGGCGTTCTTGTCTTGGCTGTCAGATTGTTTGTTGGGTCGTCATCAGCTTCTGTTTCATCTCTCAAGCTTTTTAAATAACTCACGAGGTCTGCTTCGCCTCTTTGCAGTTCTTCCAAAGCTTCGACTCTTTGAATGACATCTGAAATGTTTTCTACCATGCTATTGCTCAAAATAGCTAATTTGTATGTTGTTGTTCTCCCGCCATGGAAAAAATTGTGTTCCAAGCCAACCACAATAAAAGTCCCGTTAATTCCTTTATTCGGGTTCTGCACATCAACTGTTTCCCCAAGATTAACTGTAAGATTCAAAGAAGTTTTCACAGTTCCCATTGTAAAAGGCTGTGAATATTTTGCCAATATTTGAGCAGCAAGCTCTTGCGCATCAGCTTTTTTGTTAATTGTTTCATCATAAATAACTTTTTCGTACACGCCGTAAGACGCTACGCTGTCATCATCTTTGGAAATAATGATTATCGGCGCAGTGTAAGTATACTCGCATGAAATGTTGTCCGCGCCATCCGCAGCAGGTGCTGAATTAAAAATCAGTTTTTTTGCTTCCTTGTCAAAATAATAGTCAAAATCCGCACTGGCTTTCATACCGTCTTTAAAACCTGTTTTTTCAGTTCCGTCCACAGTGACTCTTCCGCTTATAGGCTTGTATGTCAAAGTAAATTCTGTTGTAGAATCATCTGCTGTGAAAGTCTCGGTTTTCCTATAATCCTCTCTACCGCCTGTGACTTTGACTTGGTTCACAAGCTTGTCGTCTATAACCTCGTATTTGTCGCTGATTATGTTAGTTCCTTTTATCAGGTCTACTCCGCTGTCTGTTGAACCAAGTTGGTTAAAATTTAGGTCTTTGTCTTTGTCTATGAAAAAATTGCAGTTGTCATATTTTGCAAGCGTTTGCAAGATTTTAAACAACTGCATGTTTTTGCATCTAAATTCTTCCACTGTGGTCGTTGAAGTATAAAGATTTGTGTATGTTGCATCTGCAGCGTATTTATCCATTAAATCGCTTACAATGTTGTGAACAAGCGTGTCTGTGTACACTTCATTTGCATAAATTTGAACCAAAAGAGAAGTGTAGTCAAGCCCACTGCAATAAATCCAACCGTTTCTTCTCTCCCACTTATCAACATATCCCCCCCAAACCTGTGTTCCATCATTTTTCACAACCACTTCATTACCAATGGCTATGCCAAAAGTTCCTGCAGAATCTCTTAAAGACAATTCAAAAAAACCCGACCATTTATCCAAAGATTCCATTGTGCGCAGCCTGTGAGGCTTGGAGACTTCCACGCTGTTGATTTCCACAGTATAAGCCATTTTATCACAAGTTGAACACTTCTTCGGATTGAGTAAATTGGAGCGTTCCTGTCATTTTTCCATGCGTGTTCCTGTCTCTTGTAGTGTCTATTCTAGTTATGACGCCATTCCAACCGCTTGTTTCAACAGACTCATCTTCTTCGATGAGAGTGTAATAATCATTGGTGCTTGCTTGGTTTCTCAAATCATCCAATAGAGAGCGCTGTTTCCAAATATCCCCAGTCGTGCCCGGGTCTGCGCCCCCACTATAAGCGCCTTGGTCAACCAACTCAAAATCTACTGTAATAGTGTGAGTAACTGTTTTTTCATGGTCTATTGCAGGCTCTTCCTCGCCGGGAAGCGGGGAAACCACTGCAGCAACAGTCCAACTGTGCCTCAATTGGCTGACTATCTCAAAAACGTATTTTGTTGTAGTAGAATCTTTTATCGTAACTTTTCCAGCCATTGTATCTCCTCATTTCGGTTATGGTATTCCAGCTCTTTTATACCAGCCTTCTCCCATCATATCCATAAACTCATTATACCTCTCCATTGCCTCTTCAGGAGTTGTTGTCCCTCTAAATAATCCGGGTGTGAGTCCTCCTTCAAGGTCTGTCATTCCTTTCAAAGCTTTTTTTGCTGCATTAATCCAAGCGTCTGCAGCTTGGTCTATGGTGTTATCGTCTCTTGCTTTTTGCGCGGCTTCCTGCCATTTGACCGTTTCATCCGCAATGACTTGAGTCATCATTATAGTTTGTTCTGAAAGCGGGGACATATCTATTTTTTCGAGTTCCGTTTGTATGAATATTCTTTGTTCTTTGGACATTTCTTTCATATTGCCCATTATTATTCTGACATTAGCTGCTGCTTCAGAGTATCCAGCTATTGTGTCAAACAACCATGCTCTCATGCCCTGCATTGCTCCATCCACCATTTCATTCAGATTTTCTTTCATGTTAAGCTTGAATGCTATTATTTGGTCAACCCATTCTGGGGGAATGACTCCTATTGCAGCTAACGCCATTGCCAACAATTCGATTGGTTTCATGAAAAGGTCTATGAAAACACTCATTCCGAAAGCCACTCCCCGCGTAACAGCTTCTATGAGAAAACCTCCTATTGCCACAAAAACAAGCCCAAGAGATTCAAAAGCTTTTTGTTCCATGCCTGCGCCAAAAAAAGTGGTTGCTGCTCTAGCGGCTTCCATAGCTTGCCTTCCGTAAAACTTCCACATTAACCTCATTACAAGCGCAAATGGTTTGAGAATGGCCATAAGCGGAGTGAGTATCATTGAAATAGCGTCTCCAATAGGGCGCAAAACCATCATAATTAGCTTCATGAACCTGCTGAACAAAAGCTGGAGCCTCTTGCTGGATTGGTAGATTAGGTAAATAAAGCCCGCGATAGTAACAAGCTTGATTAAACCACTTGCTTTCAAAACATTGGAAATGCCACCCATAATGCCTTTTTGGATTCCTCCAATAATATTGGCAGGCGCTTTCAAAATGTCTCCAAATCCTCCAGCCATGCCCCCCATGCCCTTGCCTATTCCATCTCCAAACATTTTCTGCGCTTGCTTGAAAGATTCTGCAATTTTGCTCGGGTCTGCGAAAAGCTCCATTACAAGAGCACCTGCTGCTGCGGTTCCAACTGCCACGTCATTTTCCTCCTTTTTTGCTCCCAATCTTGTTCATTTCATATTGTTTTCTTTTCTCAGAGCCTGAAATGATTATAGCAAACTTCTCTACTATGCTCCAAGGCATGTTGTCTATTTCTTGGGGCTTCCACCCATAGCGCTGTGCAAAAAACTCTTTGAGCATCAAATCCCCGATTTCCACGTCCATTTTCCCTGTTTTTGGGTTCACGGCGCTTCCTTCGAAGGCGCAATGTTCAAGGATGCTGCGCTCATCAAGCGTTTTAGCCCCATATGAAAATCCATTTTGTCCTCCATTTCTTTGAGAAGCTCGTCAACTTCTTCTGAAGGAAGCTTGTCTAATTCAACAGGCTCCATGAGATGATTAACCAAAAATTCTTCTCTGAATTTTGTTAATTCTTCCATTGAAGCCATTGGGTCTTCTTGGGCTTTTTGGCTGACTTCCAAGAGCTTTTTCACGTATTCTTTCCTGTCCTTGTGGGTTATGATTTTCAACTTGTTCTTACTCACTTACGAAAACCTCCTTTTTTCTATGTTAGTCAACATATATGTTGGCAAACATACTATTCCCAGCTTGCGCTGGCAATATCGTCCTCTCCAACTATGCTTGCTGTTCTGAAAACTCCTGACATTTCTTGAAGAATCACGCCTCCTACGCTTATAGGCCTGCTCCACTCTTGGTAATGGCAATCCGTGAGAGTCGAAACAAGACTCCTGTTTGATGCTGCGAGGTCTGTGGTAATGGTTGTGTTGAATCCTGCAAAGCTAGTGGTAGTTGGAGTCGTTGCCGAGTTGCTGCCTGCGTAAAATCTTCCCCTTTCTTTTATGTCCGTGTATGCTGCTGTGAACCTGAAAGTGTAGTCTCTCGCCATTTCAAGCAAGTTCTCATGCTCGAAACTCCCCATTTTGTAGACCTTGTCAAGATTGTTGTTTATTGTTATCTCAAAAGCCCTGCACTGTGCTATTGCATCGCCTGTGTTCACGGTGGTATAACCGCTTGGCAACACTGGGAGAGTGTCAACCACTGCTGTGCCTGCGCTTGTATCTGTTGTCACGTCCTGTGCAAAAATCTCTGCTCTCATTGTGACTACTCCGCCCAAATCTTGTGAAATGGTCAGAGAATTGATTTTGCATCCATCATACATGACCGAGTCGTCTGTGGTTCCATTCAAGCCTACTTCAAGAGTAAAACTGTTTATGTCATCCGCGCCTGTGCAAGTGTGTGTATATGGGTCTTCTGTTCCAGAATGCGCAACTGCTCCGAGAGCAAGGTCTATGAGCCTCGCGTGCTGATACTGGCAAGTCAAATCAATGGTGTGAGAGAAATTCCCCATGTCAATTTGGTCAAGGTCTCTGGAACTCATGCCTCTTGTGGCAATGGCTTCGTTAGAGCTTCTTTCCGAAATGTCTGTGACTATGCCAACATCTTTGTCTGCTGAAACAGCCGTTCCATATTCGGATTCCCAGCCAACCAAAACATGAGCGTTTTTTAGCCCGCCGTAGTTTTCTGTCATTTCTTCTTACCTCCTTTTCTTTTCTCCCCGCCATCTACAACTTCAAAGTCGTGATTGCGGAGGATTTTCTTTGCAGCGTTCTCATCTGAAACCTCGACTGCTTTTCCATGAGGAAAATAGAGGTCGAATTCAGGTGTTTTCACGCCGCCTTTCTTATGCTTTATTAGTGTCATGATACTGCCTCCGCGTAAATCAATAATTCTAAATCAATTATCCAGCGCCACAATTTGCGTGTTGCATCGCTCAAATCAGTGAGTCTTGTGACGCGAACAATGTCAAAGCCTGTGGTGGCTTTTCTGTTCGCTCTTAAAATGCGCTTGGCTTCATCCCTACAGTTGAGCAGGTGGGAATAGGATTCTGAAGTGCGAATGTCTATTGAGGCTCTTTCCACTCTGTCCACGTTGTTGTAACCCAAGTCGATTGTGCGCTCTTCCGCAGCGCTTGGCAAATACACGCCAACATAACTTTTTATTGTGAATCCGTCAACGCGCTTTTTTTCAAAAATAGCTGTAATAGTGGGCGTAATGTCATCTGTATTTCCAGACGTCCAATTATCATTAAGCAAATCCACAACAGTACTAATCGTATCAACCATAACTAACTTACTCCTTTACCTAGTGGATATTCTGAATTCTTGGTAATCATCCAAAATCCTGTTTGCTTGAGCCTCCCATTTCTCTATTTTGTTCAAATAATTGACTTGGCTTCCCCCAGTTTCAGGAAGCAAAACGCTTCTATCATCAGAGCCTACCAAGTCTATTGCTGTCAAAAGAATGGCTGCTTTTTGAATAGGCTTTGGAACAGTGGTTTCCCCAAACCTGTAAGTTACGCGCACACCCACTGGATAAATCGTCCACTTGCGCAAATAAAGCACGCCATCCTCGTAGCGCAGCCAATAATCCCTATTCCTTGCCTCGGTTCTGCTTGACTCTGAAAGCCAATCCGTCCAACTGTTCCCATCCCAAACCTCAAGAGCATCATCCTCTTCAGAGTCAAGCTCTCTGACATGCCTGTGGTTCAAAAAAACAGGGAAGCCGGTTGTGCGAACATAATACCTGTCAATGTTATGATACTCGTTAGAAACAGTGGTTTCTCTCCAAGCATGCCCCGTGTAATTGTCAATGTAATCCTCCGCCTCATTAATGCGAGTTTCCACAACAGTCGAAGTGGGCGTGGTTGTAGTAGAAAATGCTGTTACCTGCAAAAAGTCCGCTACATTCTGCGCCGTGCAATATGTAACTGTCATAAAAACCACTTACGGAGTCAAACCCAAGATTACTTTAGCTTCACTCATATAATGAAAGCACAACTTGAATTTTTCTGATGCATGTACCTTTGTCGTGACATCCACATCATCAGACATGAGCATGTCATTAACTGCCTCGTGCAAATCATCATTCGCCTTGTTAATTTTTTGTTGCCAATTACTCGGTGGCATAAAATTCCTCCTTAAACTCACTAACTTTCACACACAAAAAAAAAAAATAAAGAAAGAAAGAGGAGTTATTTCCTCTTTTTCTTTTTAGGCTTTTCCTCTGGCTCTAATTCTGGCTCTGGCGATGGTTCTGGTTCTGGAGCCGGTGCTGCTGCAACTTTTCCTTCTTCAAAAGCCTTGACTTTTGCAATTATTTCCTCTGTTCTCTTATTCATCCATACCACCTTTAGCCAGCTGCCTCATTTGGGTCAACTGTTGTCGTTCCAGCCAGCGTGTGATTGCCGACTATGCCTGTTGGGCTTGAAGCCGATTCTATTGCTGTTGCACCGCTTGTAATCACAATGTAATTGTTTGTGATTAGATTAACGCCCGTGCTGTTCACATCTATGCCTACCGGAGTTGTCCCTGTCAAGTTAATGAAGTTGTTGTCTATGACGTTGTTGTAGCAAGTGCAAGTGTTGTCCAACAACAAGAATTTTGCGCTTGTGTTATTACTTGCCATTCTGTTATGATGAAAGTAACTGTCTATAACATACTGGTCTGCTCCGCCTGCACCATAAATTCCTGTGGTATAGTCTCCAGCAGCTTCTCCTATCTGACAGTATGCTATTTCTGTACTCCTAACATCAAGACAGTGTATTGCCACATTGCTTGTCCCGCTTGTTCCCTTGAACCTACAATTTCTTACAACAGTGTTATCCGACGCTATCAAATACAGTGGCGGCAACGCTGTCGTTGAAATGAACTCAATGTTCTCTATTGTGCAGTTTGCTGCTCCAACAAGCATAATGCCATACGTCACGCTTGCCCCAGAATCTGTTATGTTTACTCCTGAGTCGGTTCCGGGAATCCCCATTCCATGAATGTGAATCCCGTGCCCATACAACCTCAAGTCTAATGTTGGGGCGTATGTTCCCGGCGCAACAAAAATATGGTATTCTGCATCATCAGAGTAGTCATCTCTTGCAACCTTGTTGCCTGTCGTGTTTCCGAAACACTTTTCCAGTGTCGCGAAAGCTGTTTGAGGCGTCAAACCGTCGTTAGAATCGCTGCCGTTCTCCTCATCCACATAATAGATTTTGCCTGTCGAGCCAATCTGGCAACCATTGATTCCCTGTGTAAAGGAAACCTGCTGGTCCCACTTGTAAGGTCCGTTGCGATAAGGCGGTGCTGCTGTGCCTGTTCCGCTTGTCTGTCTTAAACCTTCAGCCATTTTAATTCCTCCTTTTTTTCGCTATCTAAATTGTATTGGGCTGCCTCAAGCTTGATTAAGCTTGAAGCTTGTCGACCATGCAATCCAACAAGCTTATTTCTAAGTTCATCGAATTGTGTCAATACTTCGTAAGGCATCGGAATCCTGCCATGAATTCCTCCATGATTTGCACTTTTGTTTTTTTCTGTAAGTTCAAGAGCTTGAAGCAAAATCTCTGCCTCTTCCTTCTTACACAAATGGTCTTTAACCATTGGCAAGAATTCTCTCAAACCCGTGGCAAAAACATCAATGCAATACATTATTTTTCCTTTACTTTTGCGATTCCTTGAATACAATCTGTGCTTAATGTGAATTGATTCAAACACATCAGAACAACGTTGCATCAAAGACTCATCAGTATTGACGATAGTTAATTGTGGCTGAAATCTTGGGCGAATTCCATAATTTTTTGTCTTACGTAAGAGAATTCTAATAGTAAGACAGCCTTCGCCATCAATAATTCCACACAACCAACTAACTTCATCCATCAACAAGCCCTCCACAAATTTAGGATAAATCCCTGATTTTGCCTTGAGCCGCAAAAAACTTGCATCGCAGTTCTCCTGAAGTCCAGTAAAGGCCCTCGAATGCCATTGCGTTCACTGAAAACAGGTCTCTGCTTTCGTAGTAGGTTGTTGGTCTTGCAACCGCAAAGTGAAGTCTGCCGTCCTCGAATCCTTCCGGATTGCTCGTGTCAAGCAAATACACTCTGGATTTTGTGTCCTGCGCTACCTTTGGGTCTTGGAATACTGGTATGCCGTATATTGTTGATATGTTCATGCCGACTTCGGTTCCTTCAACCGACTCGACTCCGTTGATTGTTGCCCTGAATTTCGAGTTGCTCATCGGGTTGTTGTAGCGAGCTTGGTCTGCGTACAAGCCTTGTATGT